TGAGCGGCCTGGGCGAGACCTTCGCCCGCGCGCCCGCGCCGCCGGACGAGGAAGCCCATCCTGAGGCAGACGAGTCCAATCCCGAGCTGTGGTCCGCGCTCGGCCCGGTCGCCGACGCGCTCGCGAAGATGACCGACGCGGACACCGAGTACGTACTCAAGCTCTGCCTGGGCGTCTGTCAGCGCCAGCAGGACGGCGGCCTGTGGTCGCGCGTCGTCGGTCCGAGCGGTCAGACGATGTTCGACGACATCGACCTCGGTGTGATGATGCAGCTGGTGTTCGCGGTGGTCCAGGAGAACCTATCCGGTTTTTTCTCCGCAGGCCGGGCCGCGGTGGGCGGTTCGGCGGGAGCGACGTTGCGTTCGATAGCGTGATGATGACGGAAGAGGAGGATATGCTGCTGCGCCCGGTGCTGGAGGGCATGTGTCGTTACGAGAGCCTACTCGACGGCACGCTCGGCCTCGTCGACGTCGAGATCATGAACGAGGCTCTGGACGTCCGCGGGGAGAACCAGCGACGCTACGACGCGGCGGTGCGCGCCAGTGGCTGATCCAAAGATACTAGCCTAAATGCCTGGCTTTATTATATAATCTTTGTATGGAACAGAACTGCTGTTACGTTTACGTTCTATTTCGTGAAAATGGTCACCCGTTCTATGTAGGTATGGGACGTGGAGATCGTTGGCTTACTCATGAAAAGAACGCTGCGCGTCGTCGGTCGCATAAGGATCATATTATTTGTAATATGCGAGATATTGGCTTTTCTGAAATTCCGAAGATTAAAATTGCAGAGGGATTAAGTCGTGTTGAGGCAGCATCTCTTGAAGTTTCATTAATTGCGGCTATCGGTCGTCTTCCTAATGGCCCACTTGTCAATTACACAGCCGGTGGCGAAGGAATTACGGACCCATCTCCGGAGACGCGGGCTAAGATAAGCGCTGGATTAGTCGGTAAAAAGAGAGGTCCCCAATCAGAAGAACTTATCGAGAAGCGACGTCAGGGACTTATTCTTGCTTATGAAGAAGAGCGTCGCCCAAGAAAAAGTTATATGGAAGGTAAACGTCATTCTGAAGAAGCTAAGAAACAGATAAGTGAAAGCAATTCGGGTCAGCGCCGATCAGAGAATACGTGTCGTAAAATGTCCGAATCTGCTCTACGGGCATATGCAGAAGGAAGAAAATCAAAACCTGTAGGTATGACGGGTAAGCGACATACTGAAGAGTTTAAGGAACAGAGACGAGCATATCGCCATACCGAGGAAGCTCGACGCAGGATGTCTGAAATACAAGGGGGTCGTGAACCAGCTTCAGAAGAGACTTGTCGTAAAATTTCGGAAGCTAAGAAGGGTAAACCGCAGTCAGAGGAAGCTCGACGCGTAAATTCAGAATCCCATAAGGGTAAACCTTGGTCAGAAGCACGACGATTGGCTCAACGAAAGAGTGCTGGGTGAAATGGCCAGCGATCCAAATGTAATCAAGCAATTTTTGGTCAGCCTGGGCTTCTCGATAGACCAGCAGTCCTGGGGTAAGTTCACCCAGGGTATCGAGACGGCGACCAAGAGCGTCGTACGATTGGCGGCGGAGGTCGTCGGGGCCGGCGCAGCTATGGCGTTGGGTCTCAAGCGTACTGCTGACGAACTTGAGCAGATTTACTACCTAAGCCAGAGGACGCGTGCTTCGGCGGCAAATATCGTCACATTCAGCTCGGCGGTTCGCGCGATCGGAATAAACGCCGAGGAGGCCAAGTCAGCGCTGGACTCGGTCGCGACGACCATGCTGCGGAACCCCGGCACGCGGGGCATCTGGGCCGGGTTCGGGATTAACCCGGACAGCGATCCGACCGAGATGATCATGCGCGCCGCCGAGCGGTTCCGCTCGATGCCGGTGTTCCAGGCGCTGAACTGGGCCGAACAGCTCGGCATTCCGGCCGCGATGATGCGTCAGATGATGCTCCCGGGCGCTGTCGAGACATTCCGGCGCGAGCAACAGGACCGCATTAATATGATGCGGAACGCCGGTCTCAACATGAAGACCCTGACCGAGTTTTCAGTCGAATATGAGCGCGCGTCCAGCCGGCTGGACTTCCAGCTGATGCTCCTCAAGTACACGATCATGCGCGACCTCGGCCCCGCATTCCTCTATTTACTGAACCTCGGCCGCGACGTCATGACGTGGTTCCTCAGGTTCAACGACGACCTGAAGGGCTGGCCAGCTACGATCCTGGCAGTTGTTGGTAGTATGACAGCGTTGGGATTGGCGCTTCGCGTTTTCGGAGCCGGACTTGCCGGCTTTGGTCTGGCTGCCACGGGACCACTTGGGTGGATTACCCTCCTTGTTGGTATAATTGGCGCCGAGATTTTGACGCTTACCAATAAGTGGGGAGCCTTCTTCAAGTTCATGGAGGAAGGCGTCCATAACATGTCTATTACGTGGGACGCTTTCAAGGAGCTAGTCCAATCCGGTGTAGATTACGTTCCGTGGAATAGTTTTTTCACGTTTATGGGCGAAGGTATCCACAACATGACTGAGACATGGGGTGCCTTTAAGGAGATGATCGACGCCATAGACAAAACACTTGAGCGAATAGGGCGTCCAGGAGATTGGATCGCGCGTCTTTTTCAGACGCCTCCCGGAAGGACGGGTCAGGGCCAGATCGTTCCACTGCCGCCCCCTATTGCACCACCAGATACCGTAGAGCCAGCTCCGGGTACCCCAGGTGCTCGCAAGATATCATTCGGGGGCGAGGTGGGGATAACGTCGGTTAACGACCGCGCGTCGATTGGTCTTCTCGCGTGGCTGATGGGAAGCCTCGAACCGGTCGTCCGGATTGCTGAGAGTCAGATCAATGATCTTTTAGGTCCTGACTATCACAGCTCCGCTGGTGCGGGCGAAACTTCCGCTGGTGCTGGCGCTCCTGGAGGCCCAGGTGGGGCTGGCCCCAGGGGGATGCCTGGGAGAAGGGGTCCAGGAGGCAGTACGCGCGGCGGAATCACCGGCGTGCCGAACGTAGGGGGTATGACGGAAGATGAGAGAAACTTCCTCGGACTGGTACAGAAGTACGAGTCTATGGGGGGCCAGAACGTGATGAACTACGTCGGTAGAGCGCAGCATCTCGATCCGACCGCTGCCCGGGGCTACACGGCACAGGGTTATTATCAGATCCTTAATAGCAACTGGCGCCGGTTGGCACCAAGACTCGGGATTCTGGCGCAGAACGCGATGGCCGCCACTCTGGAGGAGCAGACGAAAGTTGCTCTGGCGCTCGCCCGGGAGGGTAGAGGAAACTGGTTGAACTGGAACTCGAAGCTCGCTGCTGCGGTCGCCCGCGGAGAGAGGGTTAATACGAGCAACGTTCCAATCCCAAATGCAGCCCAGTCCGTTAGGGGGGCACTCTCTTCCGCTGCGAAGAATGTGCTCGACTATGGTTCAGCTTTTGCAAACAAGACACTTGGTGGAGCGGGGTTCGAGGGAAAGGGTTGGGTACCAGACGCTTCCGGCGCGTATAAGCCGCGCCCGCTCGGCGTTGAAGGAAACCGCGGCGAGCAGCGTACCGATGTCAGCGCCGACCACACGACCAACGTGACCGTCTATGGAGCGACCGACCCGAATGCGACGGCGAACGCGGTTGGCAAGATCACGAACCGCCAGGCCGCGAACCACATTCGCGCGCTGAAGACGGCACTGGCCTGATGAGCGACAACGTCGCGACCCTTCCGAGCGCCGATACGGCGTCGCAGCAAATAACGCGTTCGCCGAATGCACCGTACGACCAATACGGGCGCAAGATCAACCTGACGGTCTACAGCGACAAGACCGGCAACGGGCTCGACCTCAGTCAGATGCGGATTAAGTTCCAGGTCCGGAGGACGACGCTCGCGACTGCGAACGAGCTGACCGCGCGCGTATACAACCTGCGGCCAGATACGCAGAATAATGCGATTCGCGAGTTCAACCGCGTGACGCTGGCCGCCGGCTACAAGCTCGGGCGTTTTGGCACGCTGTTCGACGGAACGATCGTCCAATATAAGCGTGGCAAGGAGACGCCAGTCGACTCGTATCTGGAAATTGTTGCCGGAGACGGCGACAAGATGCTGAATTACGGTACGATTGCGAAGACGCTTGCTGCCGGCGCGACCATTGACGACCGAGGAAAAGCCATCGCCCAGGGTTTTGTCGACCAGGGCGGCGAGGTCGGGAAATTGGACTTCGGCAAGAGTGGGTCGCGTAAATCGATCCGCGGTGTCACGTTGTTTGGTATGTCGCGCGAGCTGATGCGGGACCTGTCCAACTCGGCGAAGTCGGACTGGTCAATCCAGGACGGGAAGGTCGTCGCGATCTCGCGCGAGGGCTACCTGGCCGGGGAGCAGGCCGTCCTCACTCCGAAGACGGGTCTCGTCGGAATGCCCGAGGTCACCGAGGCGGGGATCTCGATACGATGTCTCCTGAACAGCGCACTGCGACTCGGCGGCCTCGTAAAGATTGATACAGGGTTACTTTCTGGCGTACCGTATACGCCTGGGGGAGAAAACTCAATCTCAGGTCTATCTAGTGGCGGAACGAGTCCGACCCAAACGACTTCAACTTCAGGAGATAATAACCCGCTGCGCAATACGATCCTGAATAGTGCAGCGACCAGCCCGCAGGGAGTTTACAAGATTCTCCTATTAACGCACTCGGGCGACACGCGCGAGAACCCGTGGTACTCGGATATGGTCTGTATAGCGTTCGACGAGACGACTGGGAAGATCCTATCGATCCCGAACGACGCGACCTTCCGCGGTTTCCAGGACGAGAACTCGGCGGCACAGGGCTCGGCGCGCCCGGGTCAGTAGATTCTTCCTCGCCGGTCGAAGTTCACCACGTTGTTATGCCACTTGCAGCGCGCGCCGGTGAGTGTTAGAACGCAGTGCTCCTCGGCCCAAGACGTATTCAGGTTCTGGGCGACGATGTGCAACGCGATCTTGAGCTGAACGGCGTTGTCAACTTCGTCTGGGATATTACAAGCCTCCAGCGCCCGGCTGTTGTCGTCGCCCTGCGCGAAGTACCGGGCGGTTGCGACGCTCAGGCAGCTGAGCTGTTGGTCGGTGACCTCTCCGGCCATGGCGGGCGCGACCAGCGCTAGGAACGCGAGAGTCAGTGCCAGAACCCGTGTCATCGTAACTAACCTCCCGAAAACCTCATCACGCCCCGCTATATAAGCGCCCAGGAGCAAAAGTAAATAGATATGTCCGACGCCGGCCTCGGTAACGTCCTCGGTTTCGTCGATACGGTCTTCATGAAGCCGTACCGGTCGATCGGCGGCATCATAGCCGAGGTGACGATCGAGGAGAGCGGGCGCGACGAGCTGATGATCACCGAGCACCCGGTCGAGCAGGGCGCGCCGATAGCCGACCACGCGTTCAAGCGCCCGGCCGAGGTAGTGATGCACTGCGGTTGGTCCGAGGGCGGCTCCGGCTTCTTGGGCGCGCAGGGCGGGGTATACGGTGCGCTGCTCTCGTGGCAGGCGGCGCTGGTACCGTTCGACCTGTTCACCGGCAAGCGCTGGTACCCGAATATGCTGATTGCCGGGCTGGTCGTCGAGACGGACGAGCACTCCGAGCACGCGCTGATGGCGACGATTACCTGCCGCGAGATCATTCTGGTCTCGTCGCAGACCGTCACGGGTTCTGGCGGCGACGCGAATACGGCCGCACCGAGCAGCGGACTGTCCCAGCGGACGGACAGCAGCACGTCGGCGGACACTACGGCGGGTACCGGCAGCGGGCTGTCCCAGCGGACGGACAGCGGCGCGGGTCTAGACACCGCCGCGAAGACCGACCCGGGTCCGGCGCAGCAGGGCGACGCCGCGCCGACCCCGAATACCGACGCGGGGGTCGCCGCGGGGGTCGAGGCTAATACCCTGCCACCGACCTCCCTGACGTTCACTCCCGACGACACGCCGGTTCCGGAACCGCCCACTTGAACATCTTCGAGATCCCGCTCAAGCCAGCTCAGGCGCAGGAGTTCGGGATCACCCTGCTCGGCACGCGCTACCTGTTCTCGCTGCGCTTCAACACGCGGATGCAGAACTGGGTTCTCGACATTGCCGACACGGCGGCCGTGCCGATCCTGCGCGGCGTGCCGCTGGTCACTGGAACGGACCTCTTCGGTCAGTACGAGTCGCTCGGGTTCGGCGGCGCGCTGATGGTGATCACTCCGCCGAACGGCCCGGTTCCGCCAGACTCGACGCCGTCGTTCACCGGCCTGGGCGTCGACAGTCGCCTGTATTTCATCACCGGGCCGATACCCGGAACGCTGGGAGTAGTCTAAACGCAATGGACCCAAAGGAGAGGTGGGAAGACCCGGAGGAGGCCGACCGCACGCTGCTCGACGGCAAGCAGGCGGATATCTGGACGGCTCTGCCGGTCATCTTCAAGTCGCACGACGTCAAGAAGCACACCGTAACGGCCCAGGCTACCATCAAGATCGCGCGGGCCAAGTCGGACGGTACTCAGGACTGGCTGACGATACCGGAACTGGTCGACGTGCCGATACACTACCCGTCCGGCGGCGGCCTGACGATGACGTTCCCGGTCAAGGACGGCGACGAGGGGCTGGTCGTGTTCGCGTCGCGGTGCATTGACAAGTGGTGGCGCGACGGCGGCGTCCAGGAGCAGACCGAGTACCGGATGCACGATCTCTCGGACGGGTTCGCTATTCCTGGGTTCCGCTCCCAGAAGAGGACGCTGGACAACGTCAGCACGACCGCGGTGCAGCTCCGCAGCGACGACGGCAAGAAGTACGTCGAGTTGGACGACAAGGGCAAGATCACCCTGAAGTCCGAGGACGGCCAGGTCGTCGTTACCAAGGACTCGGTGGCCATCAGCGCCCTGTCCTCGGTGCTCCTGTCCGGCGGTGGCCCGGCGGTGGCCCGCGTCGGGGACGCGACGATATGCGCGGCCGGCCCGGGCCACATAACTTCCGGCAGCAGGAAGACCTCCTCGGGATGAGCCAGGCATCTTCGATCAGGTTCTTCGTACCGCAGCTGCTGGGGAACGCCGCAGCTGTGATCTTTACCGTCCCGACTACCCCCGGTACGGTTCTCCTCGATTTCTGCCAGGTGCAGTTTACCAACGTCGACTCGACCAACAGGGCGGTCACTGTGTACGCGGTTCCGGAGGGCGGAGCGCCGCTGCCGGAAAACTGCATAGCTCTGGGAATACCCGTGCCGACGTTGAACCAGTCCGTGAAGCTCCAGCTCCCGATGATGGAGCCGGGGGACATGCTCTACGCTTTTGCCGACGTAGCGGACAAGGTCAGCATCTCCCAGCTGAGCGGCGTCCTGTCGACTGAGTCCTGATGCTCCGCGTACGCAAGCTAGACCAGAACGGCGACTACTCGTTCGGGTGCAACTTCCAGGATTTCTGGAAGGACGACGCGAACGCGGTAGCGCAGATCCTCAAGACGCGACTGCTGCTGTTCACCGGGGAGTGGTGGCTTGACCGCTCGGAGGGTATGCCCTGGGGTGGCTTCCCGCTGGCGCCGCTAGTCGTCGCGCAGGGTAAGGTCATCAGTGGTGGGCACATCAGAGACAGCGACCCCGGCGGGATCTTCGCGAGCCGCGAGGGTACGCAGCAGACGCGCGACCTCGCGATTCGCATACGGGTTCTCACGACCCCGGGCGTCGTTCAGTTCATTAGCTATTCGAGCCAGCTAGTCGGGAGGCAGTTCAACGTGAAGGCGACGGTCCAGACGATCTTCTCCCGCGATGTCGGGTTCGTGCTCGGCGCCGGGACTACGATCGGCACGTTCACCCTCGATGTGACGCCGCTGGACTCGGGCACGCCCCTGGGATGACGACCTTTCCGCTGCCCACCCTCGCTGCGACGATAGACGCCACGGGCGTCAGCGCCCCGTCGTTCGCGGACGTGCTCTCGTCGCTCCAGGCGACGCTGCGCGCCATCTACGGGTGGGACCTGTACCTCGGGGCGGACACGCAGGACAGCCAGCTAGTGGCCGCCGTGGCCGAGGCGATAACGGATGCCAATCAGGCCGTCGTCAAGACGTATAACGACTTTAGTCCGGCGACCGCTCAGGGAGCTGGTCTGTCGTCCGTGGTCAAGATCAACGGTATCGCCCGCAAGACGCCGACGGCCAGCACGCTCATCCTGACCCTTACCGGTACGGCCGGCACGACGATCGTCGGCGGGATTGTTTCCGACGAGATCGGCTCGCGCTGGGACCTGCCGTCCATAGTGGTTATACCGCCCTCCGGCCAGATCAGCGTTACCGCGACCTGCGAGACCATCGGCTTCGTCCAGTCTCCGGCCGAGAACATCGACACGGCGAACGGCAGGGGCCAGATCGAGACACCGGTCCCCGGGTGGCAGTCTGCCATCAACTTCAACGACGCGGTCCCCGGGCTTCCCATAGAGACGGACGCCGCGCTGCGTCGCCGGCAGACCCTCTCGACCTCGCTGCCCGCGATTACGCCGCGCGTCGCGATATCGGCAGCTCTGTCCAACCTCTCCGGCGTGAACCGAGTCAAGGTCTACGAGAACGACACGGGGGTGACGGACGCGAACGGTATTCCGGGTCACTCGATCGCGGCGGTGGTCGAGGGCGGCGACATAACGGAAATCCTCACCGAGATATCGCTGAAGAAGGCTCCGGGAACCGGCACCTACGGAGACGTGTCTGGCATAATCGTCGACACGCTCGGGGTCCCGAACCACCTGAGCTACTTCCCCCTAACGATGGTCGGGGTCGTGGTCAGCATCACGCTGCGCGCGCTCACGGGCTACGTCTCGACGACGGGGGACGCGATAAGGAAGGCGGTGTCGGACGAGATCAACGCCTTCGGGATCGGCACGCCGGTCTTTATCAGCAAGATATACACCGCAGCAAACTTGTACGGCATCCCGATCAACAACACGTACGACGTGATCAGCATAACGATGAACTTCGTCCCGTTCTCGTTCGACAAGGCCAACTACGGGTTCGACCAGGGGTCGTGGTTCGTCGCGTCGCTGTCCGCCGACCTCATTCCGCTGTTCAACCAGGCCGCGAGCTGCGACCCGACCGACGTACTGCTGACAGTGATATGACCACTGACATCACCCACTACCTCGACCGGATCACGAGCGAGTACAACGACAAGCCGCTCTTCATGGCGGTCGTCGCGGCGTTCGTACAGCCGTTTGCGGATATCGCCGCGCTGCTCGACACCATCCCTGGTCTGTTCGACCTCGACTTCGCGGTCGGGGACCAGCTCGACAAGGTGGGCCGGTGGGTCGGGCGCACGCGGTTCCTGACGACGCCGCTGACCGGGATCTACTTCGCGTTCGACACGGACGGCGTCGGCCTGGACCAGGGCATCTGGTACGAGACGTTCAACCCCATCAGCGGGCTCATCCGTCTGCCCGACGAGCCGTACCGCACGCTGCTGCGCGCGACGATCGCCGCCAATAACTGGGACGGGACTATCCCGGGTGCCTATGCGATATGGCAGACCCTCTTTCCGCTATCCTCCGGGCTGATCTTCCTGCTCCAGGACAACGGCGACATGACGATGGACCAGATCCTCCTCGGGACCGGCCTGACAGACCCGGTAATAACCGCGCTGTTCTCCACGGGCGCACTCGACCTGAAGCCCGCGGGCGTCAGGGTCAACCGAATACTGGGGTCGGTCGCGGGGGAAAGACTCTTCTCGTTCGATGCTGACAATGATGTCCTGGGTGGCTTCGACGACGGCGCCTGGGGCATAGTAAGTTGATGAAAGGATAACCATGGCCGGCTCAACTGATTATCTTCCGTTCGCGACCGGTGGCGGGGCCAACGTCGAGAGCCAGGCTGCGTACCAGGCCGACGCGACGACCGCGACGGGCTTTGTCGCTGGCACCGCGGTCTCCGCGAAGCTCAACAAGGTTTGGCGCCAGGCTTCGATGGGAATCACGACGATCGCGACCTTTATCGCCAACGTACTCGGTACGAACGTGCCGGACGACGGCAACGTCGCCGCGCTCGTGACCCAGTTCGAGCTGGCGCTCCAGACCTACATTGGTCGACGACGACTGACCGCTAATACCGACTACTACGTGGCGATCGGGGGCGACAACGGGAACCCGGGAACCCAGCTGTTGCCGTGGGCAACGCTTCAGCACGCATGGGACTTCATTCAGAACTCGCTAGACCCCGGACCGTGGACGATCACGGTTCACGTCGGCCCCGGCACCTACCAGCCATTTCAGGCTAGTGGTTCAGTCGCCGGTGCGCCACCAAGCGCAATCGTTTTCACCGGAGATATCACAACCCCGTCGAACTGCAAAATCACCGCGACGAACACGAGCGCGGTGATCGCCGGCTCGGGCGGACAGTTGACCGTGCAGGGTTTTGAGGTCGCGGCAACTGGTACGGGAACCGCGCAGGGTTTCGGCGTCCTGGCCACTTCTGGAGGCCAGCTGCTGATTAATTTTATGCGGTTTGGGGTCTGCGCCGTTTCCGGCATCGGCTCCGAATCGGGAGTTGTCGGTTTCGCGGTTCCCGGCGGGGCATCGAGTATCGTCGCGAACTCCGTCAGCTTCATAAATAGCGGCGGCAGCGGAGGGGTTATCGACCTGAAGGGGGCGACCATAACGCTAGTTGGTACGCCCAGCTTCACCAATTTTGCTCCGTGCTTTAATCAGGGTTCGATGAACCTCGGAAGTGTAACTTGGGTCGGAGCGGCGGGCGCCGGGATACAGTACACCGCGACCGGTAATGCCGTAATATCCACCAACGGGGCTCCGACTAACTGGCCTACCGGCCTGTCTGCCGGCACGACGACGACCGGCGGACAGATCGTCTAATGCGCGCCCTCCTTCTCGCGGCAGTAGCGCTGGTGGCGTCGGCGTTCGGCGTGCAGGCGCAGTGCGTCGACACCGGATACCCGTTCGGGCTCAACAGCTGTCTGAAGTCCGCCGAGCTTAACGGTCTGCTGAATAATCTTCCCGGACCGAACCCGCCAGTGAACACCTCCGGCGTCGGCGCACAGTACGGGTTCGTCTGGCTCGACACGTCGGTCTCGCCCCCTACGGCGCGGCAGTGCAAGGCCACGCCGAACTGCTCGAAGACGTACAACGCCTCGGAGTGGGATATCTGGCATCAGCAGGATATCCCGAACGTCCTGCCCGTTCGCGTGGTAGCCGCTCCAGGCGCGGTTACGGTCACGTCGAGCGATTCCAGCGGCCTGGTCGAGATCCGCAAGTCCATCCCGGCGGCTACGGCGGTGTCGCTCTACAACACGCCGAGTGCCAGCTGGAACGTGACGATATCGGACGGCGACTGCGTCGCCGCGGCGTACCCGATCACCGTGCTACCCACGAACGGCGCGCTGATCAACGGGCAGTCCTCGGACGTACTGGCGACTTCCTGCGCCACCGCGACCTACACGTTCGACGGGACCCAGTGGGCGCGGACGTCCTTCGCCGGCCTGCCGGAGGGGGTGTTCTTTGGGTCTTCGGCGCCGGTCCACCCGTACAACGGGC